TCTTGATCTCCAAATACCAGGCAGAGGTATCCTTTCCAGGGATTCTGCCCTCATCCATGTCATGCCACAACATGTTTAATTGATCTTCAATACTAATCTTTGTTTTTTGCCCTGAATGATATTCTTGTGTGAGTCTATCTAAAACTTCATTGACTTCCTCTTCTGATGGTAAATCGATCTCATTTTCTAACCATGTAATACCTTCATAAGTGTTACCATCAACAATGAATTTACATCCAGGTACAATCGTGTTTAGTGCTAACGCAATATCAATGCGAATACCATCATCTCTAATAATTGTCATCCCTTGACTTCAGTGACTCTAATATAGTTATGACCCCAACCTCTATTCCATTCACCATTACCGCCTCCACCGCCGTAAGGTGTTAGCCCAATGGTAAATGTTGTTGCGTTAGTATTATTTGCAGGGACAGATGTATTAACCCTCATATTCATGTGGTGGTTTCTTGATTCACCTTTATACATGAAGTCCAAAGAACCTCTCTGTTGTGATGGATTGATTTTACTACCATCTCTTTTTACATATAGAGACATACCAAACGCACCATTTGCTCTAATATGAGCACAACCATCGACAAGTAATTTGCTATCCGCATACTGTGGAGTGATTGTTACAGTGATTGGCGTATCATAATCAGTATCACTGCTGATAGTGACATATTGATCATCAGGTGATGGATAAACGTAGTCTTGTACTTGCACAACGCTACCACTTTTTGGTGGTAGCGTTGCTGCCACCCAATTAGTACCATCATACATCAACACTTGGTCTGTAGTTGCCGCACCGAGGATAGAATCAATATCAGTATCGGGGGCAGTGTTTTGAGTGGTGCTATCACCAGTAAATACGGTTGTAGCTACATTCAAAGTTCCTACGTTTAACTCAGACATTTATTTGATGGCAATTTCTCTTTGATTATTTATCTTTCTCAATCACCACAATGTATAGTCCATTCCACCAATCATTGCTATCTTCCAACTCTTCGGTGAGTAATGCACGAGTATAAAGTACAGTTTTATCTTCTATGAATGTGTTGGTGGCATCAACAACTCCATCGAAGTTTGCATCATCAACTACCAATATGTAGGACTCTGCAGCATTCTCATGTAGGATTTTGAGATTAGCAATCATATTATCCTTGGTGTTATCTGCATCATAGAAGATAACATTGGGACGATATTCTGGATTGAATGCTACTTCATGAATGGGTTTATCTGTGATGGCAATAGATGCATCAGGGTTAAACCATTGCTTTGCATACTCTATCAAATTACCCTGAGGATTATCTACTTTGAATACATCTGTAGGTACATTCTTCTTTGGTTGCACAACACCATCAGACCAATCATCGATAGCATATGCTTTAATTGGATTGCCCATTGTGGCAGCAAAGAGTGTACTGCCCATGTAACATCCCACGTCTGCATATACTGTGTCGGGATCTTTGCATAGATTGTTAAGAAAATGTCTGACCTTAGTTGATGACAACCCAACCACATTATATCCCTCGGGATTAAAGTTTGAGTTATCATCTACAGCAGCATCGATAGCACTAATCACCCTATTTACAAGAGGATTCAACTGTCTATTTTGTTTCTTAAGATGAGACTCGATAACTGACTCACAGTAATTACAGTCCCAGCAGTTAAACTTACAGGTCTTAATCTTATCACGCCAGATATTGATAGGTGCATCCTTTAGATCAACATCTTCCATATACTTTTCAAACTCAGGATATAAAATATCCTCACCATCATTCCATCGCTGAATGATATCCATCGACTCTTTTAGACGCATTGCAGACTCTCTCCCATGCATCTTGAAGACATCAATAACACCTAGCAACTCTTCCCAATCTGCTCTCCAGGGAGGAAGATTTGCTTTCTTCAATTCATAGGAAGCATCATATGCATCCCAGCGTGAACATGAAACTCTGCTGATCTCTGAATTAAAGTATTCAGGTTCAGTCCCTTGCCTAGTAGAATTGTACTGATAATGCTCAGGCATGATAGGACAACCACCCCAACAATGCTCATTAGCAAGTAACGATAGTTTGATCGGATTACCTTTCTTTTCACAGTATTCCTTCGCTTTGAGTATCATCGGCAGAGCATCTTGATCGCGCATGATATCACGATCGAGATTGATATAGTTGAATCCTGCACTAGCAAGTGACACAATCTCGTTGGGTTTGGTTACCTCACGCAAGATAGTATTCTTGATATAAATGCCAGGAAAGTGACGCTGAATCTGTCCTGTTGATACCCAAGATGTATGAGGAAGAGTGACAATCTTGACACCAACATTCCACAGATGTTTGAAGTTATCAATCCACATATCCAGATTGCGTTGATCTGGTCTCACCCACATGTTGTTGAATGTGGCAGATAGTGGAATACCTGTCTTGTCTGAAATGTACAACGCATTGCGAATAGCACCCTTGCTATCCTTTTCCATACGAAATACATCCCCCATTGCATCTTGAGTGAATGGGGGCATTCTTGAAGTAAAGTACAGATCAACAATCAGATCCTTGTGTTTAATAAGAAAGGGAATGAAGTGACTATCAATAAACTCTGGATCAAGTTTTGGGTTTATCGGAAGACTGAAGGAAGCGGTCTGTGATGTTGTTGCTAGCATAATCTGTCAATACTCCAGTGGTGTCAAACATTTGAATGGGTTTGCCATCCAGTAGTTTATCTACGCGTTCTTCTGCTGCTTCTTTAATAGCACCGATGCTACGATTGACAGCAGTAGAATATGTCAATGCAAGATCTGTTACTGCTGCTTGATCCTCAGGGGACATTTGCAGCATACTTTCTAGGTTGCCTGCTTGGATTCTTCCAGTAGTTAAAAGATCCACAGATGCTTGTTTTGCCATTCTAGCAATCCAATACTTGTGCTCTTCTTGCTCTTTGAGTTCTTTATCCTCAATCATATTCATGCAGACAGTGGGATCTTCACCCGTCCTTTCCTTAACAATTTTAACGAAACCTGCGATCTCGTCTTTTGATTGATTGAGTTTGTTGATCCATAGTTGCTTATCACAGAGAAGCAACTCCAACTCATATTCTTTATCCTTCTTATAGAATGGATTCTCTTCATTTTCAATCTCCCATTTGACACGCTCAATGTCATTGAGGCATCTCTTATAAGAGATTGCAATCTTTTGCATTCCATTGTATCTCACTTGTATCTCCATCACTGCTTGTTGCAGTTGACGATATGGAGTTACATGAGAATTGACAACGTAGTATCTATTTTGAAACTCAGATTGCTGAAAGTATTGTCTATCAGACCACTGCATTAGTGCAGTAGTATAATCATCTGTTTCCCAGGGTGCGATGTCTTCTAGATCTTTTAGAAGACTATCAACATTATAATCAGAAACGAATTCCTGAGATGACTGGTTCGTTTCTAACGATTCGTCCTGTACCTTCTTCTTCATAACAGCGGTTATACTCTAGACATTGTTGTTTGGTCATTTCAATACCAAAGTAATCCTCAAGGAATACGTTGGCATCACGATTATTTTTACATGCTTTAACTTTGGCAATCAATTCTTGCTCTTTTACAGCAAGATCATAGTATTCAGTTTTCCACTCATTGTTTTTCGCTACAATTTTAGCAGCAAACTCTCCAAGTGTCAATCCACGTACTTCAGCAAGACGGTCAATCAGTTTGACCTCAGTTGCATTATCAGCAAGATATGCTTTTGCTTCTGCTAACTGATCCGCCCAAGTATCCATCTCAAGGTGAGAGTATTTAGCACGAAGAAGAGTTTCTCTCTTTTCAAAAACTTCTTGGATAGCAAGTGTAGTTACTTGCTTCATGACTCTCAGAGCGACATCAAACTTTGTCTCATCGATCTTCTCTTTGAGTTTATTGGTAGTGCCCTCATCTGTGGTGCCGTATGTAGATCTTTCACCACGAATTTCACCCCAATAGCGATAACCTAGATCTGCATCATGAGCATCTAGTCTCAAATAATGGACTTCTTTGGGAATATAACCCCAATATATCTCATCGAGAGAGTAGAATTGAAGACCCAATCGAGCACCAACAAAAGTACCCCATTCCCCAACTTTAGGGAAACGCTCTAGATCTAAAACAATAACGTCGTTAGTATTTGCCATCAGAAGTTAGGAATGTTTGTACCGTAGTCGTAAGATGCTGCTGCGGATGTAACAGCAGAAGCAGAAGCACAGTGAGCAGAAGACATACCACCATGACCCTTAGGTTCTGTTGTTGCCCCTAAGTATGTAGCACCATCATTGATGTAGTTTACTTTGAAAGTCTGGTTATTCTGAGATCCATTGTAATTACCTAAGCAATAACCTTTTCTCATACCCATCTGGAAGTTTTCTTCACCCATATTACCAAAGTCAATGTTTCTGACGTTAATACCAGTGATGTCATCAATTCTAGCATTACCATTCTGAGCGTTATTACCAGTGCCACAATATAGGTGACCTAGCATAGATGGTAGACATTTCTTCCAACCATCACCACCAGGACCATGTTCCCAACTGACCCAAGATTCAGTTTTCCACTCTAGACCTTTTCTTGTTCCAGAACGTTTGTGCCATCCCTTAAGTCTACCATGACCACCCCATGTGGGGTCATCACCACCATCAGGATAATCATTGGGGAAACCAGATGTTCTCATGGTTTCTGTCTTTAGGTTAAAGACATCTGTGCGGGCACTACCACCACCAGTCAGGAATGAATTACCACCAGCAAAGACATGATCTTGCATAGATCCCATCGATCCACGAGATACTGTCATATCCCATTGTGACAGGTGAGCAATACCAACTTCGGTTGCCATATTGAAACCAGAGGTATAGTTAGAAGATCCTCTGTAGGTATTTTCCATCGAGTGGAACCAGTGCTTAATGTCACTCCAAGATCCAGACATGTATGCACCAGATCTATCCAGGACATCACCGATATTAGTGGTGGTATCAGTAGAATGTACTGTGCGATTTACATTACTCCAAGGGGAAGAGTTTTGATAACCACCACCAACATATCCATGAGTCCAGATTCTAGCAGTTGCCCAACCAGTGTCATTCTCACCATCAAACGACCAATATGCTTCAGTGCCGTTAGATCTTAGAATAGCACCTACAGAATACTGCTCACTATATCTATCTGTAGATTGATCGGGTGTACCACCACCAGCACCAGCAATAGGACCCCACTCAGCAACACCTTCATCCTCATTGTATGCATAACCTTCAAAAGTCCTGTCTTCAGTATTATATCTAAAGAGACCTTCTACAGGTGATCCAGGTCTTTCTGCGGTTGTGCCTTTTGGTAGAATAATACCATCTGTGCCAGTTAAGTGTAACGTAACACTAGGAGATGCTTGATTGACACCAATTCGATTGTTTGCCGAATCAACATATAAAGTGCCACTATCAAAGTTGAAGTTACCACTTGCTTCAAGTTGAAACTCAGCGGTACCACCCCCACCTGCAAGTGATACAATTTTATCTACATTTAACTGAGACATGTATGACGCCTATGGATTACCCTTTGTTTATTTATGCAGGACGAACTAGCACCACACCTCGCTTGAGATATGTATCTTCGTTTGAAGTATCCTGGTCCGAGTGAATAACAATATGTAAATCATCAGTATAGTTTTGTCCCAAGTCAACTGTAAAGAATGAATCACCATTTAATACGTTGGGACCAGTGCCACCAGCATTATCTCCAGGTAATGTGGTGAAGTTTCTCACATACTCTGAGGTATAACTAGATCCAGATCTAGAGAAGCATGTATATCTATTACCCATGAATCCACCTGGGTTGCTACCACTTGCAGTGAATGTTGGTTGAGTTCCTGCTGTTGATGGGCAAGAGTTGCTATCATTATTACTAATTGCACTATAGTAAGTAAAAATATGTTGTGCATCACCCGCAGCTGCATTATTACGCATGATAGTCATACCATCACCAACCCCTGAAGAAATACTCAGGAAGTTTCTACCATTCTGACCATCATTGGAATAATAGTTGTAAAGATGGAATTTCATCTTTACATAACGATATGACAAACCTCGTCTACTTACAGTTGCGTATCTGAAGTCAGATCCACTAACATTTCTATAGTAACCATAGGTAGAACTGAATGCAAAGTTACCTGTTGGAGTTGTTGTGCCAGCATCATCTAGTTGATTTCCAGAGTATGCACTAGCATTATTAAAGAATGCTGATGCTGCACCACCATAGTTTGCAACCAAGACATAGAATGGTTCTGATTGAAGAGGCACAAAGTATCTTCTGGCAACTCCATCAGGTTTCATCCAATATGTGCCATCTGCTGTTACACCAGCATCATACAATTCTTGTACACTCTCAGCAGCAAGTGCTTCAGTAGATCCATTGTTACCTGTCTGACCTACTTGTAATACTTTTAACCAGTTAGTACCAGTATAAACTTCTACTTGCTCCAATTCATAATTGAATCGAATCATTCCCGCTTGGGCAGGATTAGGACGCTCCGAAGTATCACCCGCAGGCAATCCAAAGTGAGAAAATTGTCTTAAGAGTAGACTACCTTGGATGTTTAGGTTTTCACCTGCCGCAAACTCAATGCCAAAGTTGCGATCAGATGCGCCGTGTATATTATTTACTGCAATTCTTGACATGTCTTTTTATGCGTAGAAGAATAACCAATACATCCAGTTTTCTGATCCTGGGTTGTTAATACCCCAAGAACCGTCCCAGTTTGGTTCGGAGAAGTTTTGCTCAGAATAGTTGGTGTTTTCATTACCAATCCATGCGTGGTGCTCAACGTTACAACCAGAGGAGTAACATCCAAGAGCGTTGATCATACTGAAGGAATAGTTTTCGCAGTTTGCAGGTGATAGATGCCACTCATTAGTTGGTTGCAATTCACCAGCACTACTACCTCTATATCTAGCATCAGAAGCAGATGCACTTCCCTTGAGGAAATTCATTCCAGTAATTCTTGTGCCACCGATATTACTATGGTTTGCAAGAGATATATGAGAAGTAAACATGTTTCTCATGTTTCTACCTCTGGTGGTAAATACACCATTGATGTATCCTACCTCAGTAGAAGTTGTAAATGGTGTATCTGATGTAGACCATCCTTGCATGATAAGGACATCATCTGCTGTAGCAGTTGCATAATGACGAGACTTAAAGTCTGCACTCATGAAGTTAGCAGCACTACCCGTTGTTGTAGTATTTGCCCAGTTACCAAACCAGAAGTCACTACCCGCAGTCTGTTGACCATGGTTAGTTGTGTCAGTGATAGATGCTACAGCATACCAATACTTACCATTCGTATCTTTGTAAAGATAAGTTTGCTCAGCACCAGATCCATCGAAGTTAATATAATAGAAACCACTGCCAGGATCATTGGAGGTAATGTTTTCCATGGTTGTAAATGGCGATCCATTACTTCCATCTTCAGAAGCAAGTTGCTGCCATGTGCTACCAGTCCACCACTCTAATGCAGTGTCTTCAGTATTCCACCGCATAAATCCAGGATTAGGACTACTGGGTCGTTGTGCAGTTGTGCCAGTAGGTAATTGCAGAGCACCTGTACCCGTGCAGTAAATATTACCATTTACTTGCAGAGTATGACCCGTTGGAACAGTTACCTGTCCCAAAGTAGTATTTGTGCCCCCCAATCCTCCAACAGTAAGGTCGCTCATCTCGCAATACTTTTACTTCTATTTATTGCCCAGGTGTAGGATACTCCTCTACCCAAGCAGTAACAATGTACTTATCATTATTTAGTGGAGGATTGCCTCTATGTGTCCATGCCCAATCACAGGGGAAGATAACAAACTTACCTGCCTTAGGTTTGACTCGGAAATGTTGATATAAAAACTCAGTTTCACCACCCTCAAAGTTATCGTTAAGATAGATCATTGTCACTAACTTACGATATGGTGCTGATGGTGTAGATTCATAATGCCATGCATGATAACCCTCACCAGGAGAAGTTTTCTGCAGTTTGCACATCGAATGCTGAAATCTTCGACCCATGAGAATATCATACTCTGTACAATACTCTCTTAGTGCTTGATCAGTCAGATAATTCCAACGTTGGAATACCCTCCGAGAAAGAGTGTCGTGAAAGTATTCATGGGGCAACTCATGCACAAACACTTGAGTATCCTTTGCGCCTTTCTCTGTGTTGCGTCTGATAGTCAAACCTTGATCATTAATGAAGTGAAAGTAATCAATCATCTCCTGACAATTTAGACTAGTTTCTACTTCTGTAATAAAATTTGGATTATGAGTTACGTTTGTAATGTATGGTTCGCCACCATTAACAGTAGCAAATGGACTCATCATGTTACCACTTTCTCAAAGGACAATTAAACACCTTAAATCTTGCTTTGACAGCAAGTACACAACCACATTTGTTGCATATACCTACAGGATTCTTATGCTCGCAGGTATTGCATATACTAATTCTTTTTTGATATAAAGTCAAGTCCTCAACATCGCCATCTTCGACGATTAGTCTAGCTCCACCATCTCCCATTGTAATATACTTCAAGTTTAGAACTGCCTGTGTTAAATCTTATCATACCATTAGGAGTCCTTCTCGGACTATTTTCTATCACATCATTGGAAAATTGAGTAGTAGTACCATATGGCAATGGAATATACTGATTGCCAACCAAATTGGAATCATTGAATAGTAGATCCGTGTCCGTTGGTACAGTAACTGTAAAAGTTGGACTTAATCCAGTAATTTGTGCAACGTATAACTTAGATGCCATTATCTAATACTCCAAGCACCACCATTTTCAATAGTAACAGTGAAATTGGTATCAATAGTAATAGGACCAGCACTCATGCCATTTGTATATTCTGCACCAGCACTAGGACCGACAGTGATATTTTCCTGAATGATATTGTTG